TAAAGTCCACAAGGAAAAGACTCTCAAAAAACTAGCCAAATTCGCGAGCCCTGATCACGAGGGGGTGCGCCGGCGGCACGCGAAGACTCGGGCTGCAAGAGGCGCGCAGCAACAGCAGACGAAAACGAATGGCGGTGTGTCGCCATACCTGCGCGCGAAAATAGACCGCGAACAGATACGCGCGAAATCCGCGGAGATTGATTACCGGCGGCAGATCGGAGAGCTCATCGAAGTGGCGCAAGTGAATAGCATGTTCTTCTCACAGGCGCGCGTCGCCCGCAATGCGCTGATGTCACTGGCGGATAAGCTTGCGCCCATGCTCGCAATCGAATCCGATACAGCCCGATGCCACCAGATCATCGCGGATGCGGTGCGCGAGTTGTGCGAGGACATATCGCGCGGGATTGCGAAACTGAAGCATGACTCCTCTTGAGCGCGCGGCCGCTGGGTGGTTGCCGCCGCCAGCACTAACGGTCAGCGAGTGGGCCGATCAGTACCGCTACCTCTCGCCAGAGGAATCTCCTGGGCAGCCCGGACAGTGGCGCACATCGCTGACGCCGTATCTTCGGGAGATCATGGATTGCCTGTCGGTGAGGCATCCGGCGCGCGAAGTGTGGTTCGTCAAAGCGAATCAGATCGCGGGGACGGAATGCGGTAACAACTTCATTGGCTACATCATCGATATCGAGCCGCAGCCGGTGCTGCATGTGCAGCCGACCGTGGACTTGGGTAAGAGATGGAGCCGGCAGCGATTCGCAAAGATGATCGCATCGTGCAGTTCTTTGCGCGAGAAGATTAAGCCAGCGAAGTCTCGCGAGTCCTCGAACACACTATTGTCAAAAGAATTCGACGGCGGGCAGATCGTAATCGGCGGAGCGAATAGCGCGGCGTCGTTGCGCTCCATGCCGACCGGCATCATCTATCTTGATGAGGTCGACGGCTATCCGGAGGATGTGGACGACGAAGGCGATCCGGTAAAGCTCGCGATGAAACGCTGCGACGGGCCAGTCTACTTCCGCCGCAAGGTGTTGGTGACGAGCACGCCGACGGAAGATGCGACATCACGAATATGGCCTGGGTATATGGATACCGATCGGCGCAAGTATTTCGTGCCATGCCCGCAGTGCGGTTACATGCAGCTGTTGGAATTACCGAGGCTCAAATGGGAATGGGGGCGGCCACAGAGCGTTGTCTACGCTTGTGAGAAAGGCTGCGAGATCCACGAACATCACAAGCCACAGATGCTCGCTAGCGGGGAATGGCGCGCGGAGCGGCCTGGATATGCGAATGGGGAGCGAGTAGGTTTTCACCTCAACGCGCTCTATTCACCGTTAGGCTGGAGATCATGGTCCGCTATTGCGGCTGAGTATGAGGCGGCGAAAGCGAGAATGGACGCGGGCGATTCATCGCTGATGAAGCCGTTCTTCAACACGATCAGAGCCGAGACGTGGAAGGATGATATCGAGCCTTCTAATCCGAAACAGCTGGAGAAGCGCGCCGAGCCCTATCAGTTGCGCATCGCGCCGCGCGGCGTCATCACGATTACCGCGGGCGTCGACGTCCAGGCCGATAGGTTAGAGCTCACTGCTTGGGGATGGGGCGCAGATGAGGAGGCATGGATCGTTGATCGCGATGTGTTCTACGGCAATCCCGCGCTGCTCGAAGTGTGGGGTCAATTGCTCGAGCGGGTCCGCGCACCGATCCAGCGTGAGGATGGCGCGCGGTTGAATATCGCCGCAGTAGGTGTGGACTCAGGCGGGCACTGGACGCATGAGGTCTATCAGTTTTGCCGAGTGAACGCGCACCGGCATGTGTTCGCGATCAAAGGCAATGCGTACCCGAACCGGCCCATCCTCGCCAAGCCATCGATGGTCGATGTGAATTTTAAGGGCGAGTTGTCCAAGGAGGGCTGCAAGCTGTGGCACGTCGGCACCGTTGCCGCGAAGCATCTGTTATATCGTCGGTTGCAATTGGAATCGCCGGGACCAGGGTATATCCATTTCAGTGCCGAATTAACTCCAGATTTCTACGAGCAGCTCACAGCTGAACGATGGCGCACGATCTACCACAAGGGGAAAAAGCCAAGAAGCGAGTGGACGAAAGATCCTGGGAAGCGCAATGAGGAGCTGGACAAGGCCGTGTACGCAATGGCGGCAGCGCACTATTGCGGCATTCCCAAATTCAAAGCGCCTGACTGGGAGCGTCTGGAAAAACTCAACACAGCATCCATACAGCCGCGTGCGGAGGCGTCAGTGAAAACGCAACCCGTAGCAGCGCAATCGGTTAGCGCGCCGCGCGTGCTCAGCAAGGGTCTGCGACGCTAACATGGCTCGAAAGAACGGCGCAAGGGTGTCGGTCGATGTGGAACGGGAGCGCACGATTTACCTGTGTGCTGGACCTCGCAATGGTGATATGAGGGAGGGTTGCGGCTACGACATGACGGCATTGATCCTTGCGGTGGATACGGATGATCAATTGCATGAGGTCGTCTGCCCGGCGTGCCTTACCGCGGTTACGATCCGCAGGGTGAGCGTCGGATAATGCTGACAATCAAGCATCGGAAAATTCTGACGCTTCCAGATGATTCAAATGCAATCGCCGGAGGCGAAGTATTGCCATCGAACTGGAACGATAGCCACGAAATCGTAGGAGATGTTGGTCTGGAGTTTATCCAGGTGGCGCCTTCCGCAACGTGGACGATAAATCATAATCTAGGATATCGCCCATCGGTTGAGCTGCTGACAGCTGGCGGGGCGGAAATGGAAGGGGAGATACTGCATGTATCGGTCAATCAATTACAGATCTATTTTACAGTCTCCGTGGCCGGTAGTGCGCGGCTCGTCTGATTAGGCAAAGGGATCGCTATGGCAAAACTGATCAACACAAATCTAGATTTCGGCAACGCCGAGAAGCTGATCAACGTACCTAACCCGACATCCGCGCAGGAGTTGGCGACGAAAGGATACGTCGATAGCGCGGTAGAAGGGCTGGCATGGAAAACGCTTTGTCGCGTGGCCACGCAAGGCAATCTCAACTTGCTGTCACCAGGCGCTACCATCGATGGCGTCACCATGGTCACTGGGGACCGCGTACTGGTCAAGGATCAAACCCTGGCGTTGGAGAACGGAATTTATATCTGGAATGGCGCAGCGGTCTCGATGACGCGGTCACTCGATGCCAGCACTGCGGCAGAACTTGAGCAAGCTATTACCACGGTTGAGGATGGCACCAGCGCCGGCACAAGCTGGCGGCAGACTGCCGTAAATTTCACGCTCGGAGTTGACCCAGTTACATGGTCAGCATTCGGAACGTCCGCACCGAGCGCGAGCGAAACTGTAGCAGGTATTGCCGAATTATCGACTCAGGCAGAGACCGATACCGGCACTGATGATGCGCGGATTGTTACTCCGGCGAAGCTGGCAAACTGGAGCATACGCAAGCGCAAGCTCGCGCAAAATATCGGCGACGGCGCGGCGACGCAGATCGATGTAACTCATAACTTCGGAACGCGAGATGTGCTTGTGGAGGTGTATCGCAACGCGACACCATGGGATACGGTGCTATGCGATATTGAGCGGCCCGATATCAATACTGTGCGCACAAGGTTTGCCGCCGCCCCGACATCTAACCAATTTACGGTGGTGGTGCTCGCATGACGATCGAAGCGCTCAGCGATATTCAGAAGGCTGGCGTTTCGGCATTTGCTGTCGGTGGCGGTGGCGCGCCTTCCGTGGTGCAAGTCGATTTTGGTAGCGCGCCAGTGAGCAGTAAATTTGTTAGCTTTACTCATTCAGGGGCGACTACCGGTCAACGCGTGATCATGGTAGCGAGCGCCGTACCGCCATCGGGGCTGTCGGCGGATGAACTGGAAATGGACAGCTTCGTGTGTTCGGCGCGCGTCAGCGCGACCAATACAATCGACGTATTCATCCAAGCCATGCCAGGGGCCGTAATGGGATTGCGAAACTTCAATTACGTGGTGGGCTAACATGGCACTCATCCAGGACGGGCGATCGGTGGCCGCACAGCAGGCGGTGGAAACAAAGACCAAAGCTGGCCGCGTCACGCTTGCGCCACGCGGTATACCATTCGCCATTAGCGGTGTGACGGGGACTATCGCAGCGGCGCTGGCAGCTAATAGTTGCGTGTTTGCAGCGCGGCTCGACCCTGGCTCGCCAGTGCTAGCCTTCATCGAACGCGTGCGCGTTCAATGGACAACGATCGTCGCGTTCACGGCCGCGGTGACCGGTGGTCGCAGGCTTGCGCTATTCCGAGGAAGCGGTGCAGCTGCGTCTGGCGGTACAGCGATTGCAAATGCCGCGCGCAAGGATTCAGTCGCATCGAGTACAGAATTCGACACGGCGCAGGGCGGTGATATTCGGATCGCCACTACCGGAGCACTCACGGTAACTGGGATCACGTTCGAGACCGACCCGCACCGCATGATGACGCTGACTCACGTCGGTAGTGCAGGTGCAATGTATGATGCAGTGTGGGAATTCCATGCCAGCGAGAATGCACCGCTCATCCTGCAGCCAGGACAGTTGATCGGGGTCCGCAATCCAGTAGCGATGGATGCTGGTGGAACGTGGCAATTGTGCATCAACATCGATGGCCATCAATCCGTTGCGTGGGATTCTACAACGGCTGATTGATGAAACAGATCCCTGCATTTCAGCTCGGAGCATTTCAGCCGAACGCTTTTCAGGGCGGAGAAGCATCAACAGTTTCTAGCCGCTGGATCAGTAGAATTAGCGCACCGCGCACATTGACGGCAACTCAGAGCGCTCAGGTGTGGAATATCGCCAAGGCAATACACGCGCGCATTTATGCAGACAACATCCACGCACGCGCGCAAATGTGGATAAATAGGAGATCAGCAGCGTGACACTCGCAGACGCTCAATTGCAACTCGATACATGGCTTGCGGCATCGTTGGCGGTCGCGCAAGGCAGATCCTACACCATCGGGGACGTAAGCCTGACGCGCGAGAACTCCGCAGAGATCCGCAAGAACATCGATTACTGGCAAGGCAAGGTCAATCAAATTAGTGGCGCCGGCTCTATCGTGCTGCGCGGCATCAGCCCGGCTCGCTAAATGCGCGACATCACAGAGACTAAGCGGCCGCTATTGCAGCGGACCGCTCTTGATCGCGTCATCGGGTATTTCAGCCCGCGATCGGAATTGGATCGTTTGCGGGCGCGTCTCGGCGTATCGATCATCAATCAGTACGCGGGCGCAGACCGTAGCAAGCGGTCGATGGCGAATTGGGGATGGAAGACCCGCGGGAACTCCGCCGATGCAGACACATTGTTTGATCTGCCGGTATTGCGCGATCGATCGAACGACCTGGTGCGCAACAATCCGCTTGCTAGCGGGGCCATCGGCACTAACGTTGCGCACATAGTAGGGACGGGGCTCACCCTGCAGTCGCGCATAGATACTTCAGTGCTCGGGCTATCTGAAGAGCAGGGCCAGGCGTGGCAGAGTACGACGGAGCTTGAGTGGCGCATGTGGTGCGAGCGTCCAGAGAATTGCGATGCGTGCGCGCGGCTGACTTTCTACGGACTGCAAAGTCTGGCCTTGCGCTCTGCGTTGGAATCTGGCGATGTATTCGCGATCCTGCCGATGCGGCGATATCGCAATCAAGCATACGCGCTCAAAGTACAGCTCGTCGAGGCGCACCGCGTAGTCAACAAAAATAATCTGCAAGATACCCGCGACCTCGCTGGCGGCGTCGAGATGGATCGCAATGGCCGCCCGATCGCATACCACATTCTGAAAGAACACCCTGGCTCGCTCAGGATGATCAGTCGCGAATGGGATATCGTGCCTGCTATCGGGCAGGCCAGCGGCCGGCGCAATGTGATCCATCTCTACGAGATGCTGCGCCCTGGACAAACGCGCGGCGTCCCATATTTGGCACCGGTCATCGAGGCGCTGAAGCAGCTCGGCGAATACTCGCAAGCGGAGCTCGATGCCGCGGTAGTCGCAAGTTTCATCGCGCTCTTCATCGAGTCGGAATCCGGCGCAGGGTTTGACCCGACGGTATCAGCCGCGACCGGCGATTACACTCCGACCGGCGATGTTCAGAAAGGTAGCGCGTGGGATGGATCGCTCAGCCCTGGGCTCGTTGCGCAATTGCCGGCCGGCACGAAAGTCACATCGCCGAACCTCGGGCGCCCGAATGCCAGTTTCGAGCCGTTTGTGAATGCATTCGTGCGTTACGTTGGCGTCGGGTTGGGCTTGCCCTACGAAGTACTGATTAAGCATTTCCAATCGAGCTACAGCGCCGCACGTGCGGCATTGCTCGATGCGTGGCATTTCTGGAAAGTGCGCCGCGAATGGCTGGCCTGTTGTTTTTGTCAGCCTGTATATGAGGAGTTTTTAGCAGAGGCGATATCGCTCGGGCGCATCAGCGCCCCTGGCTTTTTTGATGATCCTTTGATCCGCCATGCCTATTCGCAAGCGCAATGGCAAGGCGATGGACCCGGAGCAATCGATCCACTGAAGGAGGCGTCGGCCGCTGAGAAGCGATTGCAGATCGGACTCACAACTCTGGCCGAGGAATGCGTTGCTTATGACGGCTCGGACTGGGAAACGAAACACCCGCAGCAAGTGAAAGAGCATGATATGCGCGAAGAGGCTGGGCTGATGATGCAACAGCAGACCGCGCCGAATACGCAACAGCAACAGATGATGAAGGAGGACGTTGACGATGAAGACGCGCAATAGATTCTGGACAATGACCGCCAAGGCCGAGGGAGAGGCCGACATCATGATCCACGAGGAAATCGGTCTTGATTGGTTCTCGGGCGATGGGATGACGAGCAAGAAATTCGCGCAAGATCTCAAAGCTCTTGGCGAGGACATTCGGCATATAGACCTGAGCATCAACAGCCCAGGTGGCAACGTCTTTGACGGCATTGCGATCTACAACATGCTACGCGCACACCAGGCCAAGGTTGTGGTTACGATTGACGGGATCGCCGCGAGTATCGCCAGCGTGATCGCGATGGCCGGAGACAAGATCGTGATGCCGGAAAACGCCATGATGATGATCCATGATCCGTCTGGTGTAGTCATGGGCACCGCGCAGGACATGCGGAAGGTTGCCGAAGCGCTCGACAAGATTAAGGGCGGGCTGATTGCCGCGTATCGCAGCAAGTCCGGCATGTCCGATGAGGATATTGCCGATCTGATGTCCGATGAAACCTGGCTTACGGCGAAAGAAGCTATCGACTTTGGCTTGGCCGATGAAATGATCGAGCCTGTGAAGGCAGCCGCGATGTTCGACCTTTCGCGATTCCACAAGTTACCGAATCAACTGGCAGCAATGCAAGCGTCGGCGGCTGCCACTCAGCCACTGACGCAACCACCCACCACTGAACAGGAGGCCGACATGGACCTCAAGACTTTGACAATTGATGTAATAGAGAACGAGCGCCCAGACTTGATTGCCTCAGTGAAAGAGAGGGCATACAACTCAGGTGTCTTCGATGGCTGCGAGAGGGAGTGCGAGCGCATCCGGTCTGTGCAAGAGCAATCGATGCCAGGGCATGAGGAGCTCATCGCTACGCTCATGTACGACCGCAAGACAACTGGCGCGATGGCGGCAGTACAAGTCTTGGCAGCGGAGAAAGCCAAGCTCGCCGGTAAGGCTGCGGCTCTCAGCACCGATGCAGCCGCACTCAACAAAGTGCAGAATGCTCCGGCGCCAGAGGATACAGCAGATCGCTCTCTCTCAGAGATGGACGATGACAGCATGAAAGCTGAGTGCACGCAGCGCTGGGAGCGCGATGCAACGCTACGCCAGGAATTCGGCGCATTTGCAACCTATCTGGCATGGGCGCGCGCAGATGCAAAAGGGCAGATTAAGTCTCTCGGGCACCGCACCGCCGCTT